GATCAGCAGTCAGAGTGGTTTTTCTGGAGTCGATAGCCCGTCGACAAGAGTAAGTGAACCTTTCGGCGCCTCGATGGGTGGTGGCCTGCGTGTTCCGCGAATTATTGCGAACGTAGAACCTTCCGATCGTGTGGGCTATATGACACCTGACCCCGTTAACGGGGACATGAGCAGATATCTTCTGTTGTTAAGAGAAGAGATACGTACTGCACTTGGCGGTGTTGACGAAATTTCAATTTCAGCCGGGGCTACTGCGACTGAAATTAAAGGTTTGATGGGTCGAGCGCAGGCCACGGCGTTAAGAAAAAATAAATCATTTCTTGTGTACGGCTTTAATCGTCTTTTAGAAATGATGATTTACCACCAAGAATTAATATTTCGAGAGTCATTTGTAGCTGCTTCCGGGTTGAAAGAACCAAAACCTCCGACAGAACAAACACCCGAAGCAATTGAAAAGTATCAAACTGCAAACGTAAAGTTTGAAGGAAAGTTAGAGCAGGTGATGAAGATGGCTCTAGCAGAGAATAAAGTACCCCGTGGGGTTATTGGACTACCAGAGGATGGTGATCGTACAGTTACTTATAGATATCAAGGTGATGTTTATGAAGATACCGCTTACGATGTAAACCAAAAATCTATTGTTGTTCGTAACCTACAAGAGCTGGGAGTTGATAGTATAGAAGCGTTGAAGTTCTTATTTCCAGAAAAAACTGATGCTGAACGGGCTGAGATGTTGAAGGGTTTCCCTTTCCGTATGGTTCAACAAACTCAGTCAGCTATGCAACAATTTCTGGTATTATTACAACAGATGTTGCAATCTCCTCATCCGCTTGCGCCTAACCAACCGCTTGCAGCTGATCCGAGATTGAATATCACTCCGCTAATCTATAGAACTTTCGACCATCTCGCGGAAGAACTAACCTACTCGGGTAGCTATGAGCCAGCAGATCCAAGCTTCGACCCCGAGCCCGGTCTCCCAGGCAGTAGCCTCGGACCAGGGCTCAACCGCTTACCCCCAGTGGGTAACCCAAACGCCTACCCCGGCGGTAGCTTCGGCAGCTACAGCCCACTTGCCGTCGCCGGGAATACCGACTACGGGGCCTACTACCAACAGCCAGTACAACCAGTTAACGTCGCCGTCCTCCCCCAACAATCCGTGGGAAGCAGCGATGGGTTCACTGGAGCGGGTGCTTACGCAGATCAACCCGCCGTACCCCAGCCAGGCTCAACCGTCGCCCTACCAGGTGGCACAGCCGCAGGTTACTCAACAGAGCAATCTGGCTTCACAGGTCCAACCTTGGGCTTACCAGGCACAGCAGGTAGCGCAGACCTTGCCTACCAGCGTCTCACCGACCCAGGTTTCCTCGCAGACTTCTACGGCCCCACAAAGCGGCCCACACGGTCTAAGCCCCGCAACTCACGCCGTAGTTAATCACTTCGGTATCGAGGCTCCCGGCATTCTCAATCAGTACTCTTGTGCTCTTGAGGACATGCTGATGGATCAGGCGGGTCGTATGGATAATCTCGCACTGCGTCACGACGCTATGGAGACTATCTTGACCAATCCCGATCACTTAGCCAACTATACTGACCGCTTCTTCACTGAAGTCTATCCTGTGGACATTGACTCTCCCGGACAAGGTCAACAAGCTCCCCAGGCTTATCAGCCCAGGTACGATATGCCCGCACCCCCTGCTAATGCCGGTGGGTCTACTCAAGCACCAGCTCCTCAACAACAATGGGAGACTTTTGGTGACGTGATGAATCGCAGCCCAGAGAACGCTTGGCGTTATCTCAGTCAGATTGGGCCCGAAGCTCTTCGCAGCAAGCTCCTGTTCATGGATGCTTCTTAGTAACGTTAGATGGTCGAAATTGTCTCCCTCGGAAACGGGGGAGCTTTTTTTTGCTAATGTACAAGTACCAACTGATTAATTATGAGAGCTTTAGGAACCTTGCGTCGTAAGCCAAGTTTAGAAAAAGAAGTTCAAGAGGTTGTTGTTAATCAACCCCTTGAGGCTGTCACCCCTGTGCTTCCTCCTGCACCCCAAGCTCAAGTTGAGCTGTCGTCTGATTTTGATGGATCTGTGGAGCTCAGCTGAAGCTTACGTAATCTTTTTTGGATTTCGTATTCAAAGTATTTTTCAGCTGTGTTAAGCATACGAATTCCGGCATAACCGCAGATAAAAGAGGCCGCGATGGCTTCATTTCTTGTTAATTTAAATTTATCGCGAAAAACTGGACTAATAAATGTAGCTAGGAATAATCCGACAACAGTTGTTTTAACAAGGTACACAACAAGTTTGGATCGCTTTTGTGGGTGCACGAGAGAATCCGTTAAAGAACCCGAAAAACAAGCTATCGAAGCTTCTGGGTCTTCAAAAAATATTGTTAGAAATCTTTCTGCGTTGACCATTAGAATAGATAACTTCTTTACAGATTGTAGAGGAGTAGAATTAATTTATACGCTAAAACAACATGGTTTACACTCCTTTAACAAACTGGCGCTATGATAATAGTCTTTATCACCGAATACAATCGGGACCACAGCGTACAGGGGATAACTTAAACTTAACTGATACATATAAAGTACTATCAAGTGGCTACATGCTGCCTAGTGGGGTTCAGCAGACATGGTTTGGTGTAAATCTTGAAGGCGCTGACTTTGGTTTAATCCCCGTGGGGCCACCAAACATAAGTGGGTACTTGAATACGGAGTGGAGGGCAGTACCACCTGCTATTTCTGGTTACTGGACTAATTATGAAAATACACTGCCTCACGCTTCCGGTTTATTAGACACCTATGTTGGCTTTAGGGCTCAAGGTAGGTACAGCGTTGCTGGTCGCACTGTCCAAACAGCTTTAGGTCCTCAACCTGGACTAAAAGATTTTGGTACCTATACGTGGTTTGGAGCTAGTGTTCCTGACAATCAAAATTATGATCCTTTTAAAACACCAAACAGTAATAATCCGTACGAATACGATTCAGATTTAGGTGCTTTTGTAGGTAACGGGATCACAGGCGGTCCCGGATCTTTTCAACGTGTTCGTTATCCTGCTTTGACAAACCCAACGAACGACACATCAGGTTCTCGCGCTGCGTGGGTTTATAGTCCTCCTGTATATTGTCAAGTGTTTACGGAAGCAATTCGTAGTGATTTGCCGGGTCAAATGAGTGTTGTGTCTCGTACTAGCTATCGAGGTAAATCGACAAGATACGTGCCTAACTACGGATCTGTGTACGGTGTGTTAGGTGAAGGTGTTAGAAATATGATCCGTAAAGTAGCTGGTTAAACCACTAAGATTGCGACACGTTTTAGTTATATCAGCAGGATAAAAGGTTAATATAACTCTTGTAGTTTCTTCGAGAATTTATCGATGTTTATCGATAATGATTTTCCGAAGATTCTTGGTGCCGAGCTGTACCGTCCTCACCCCGCATACATCGTTGAGATGGCTGCGGAGCCTGTGGTAGTACATGACTTCAGTAAGCAGCCAGGACAGACTGTGCAGCTTGATCGTTACCGTTTCTTCGGTAACCCTGGCTCCAAAGAATCTCGCGAGCGCACTGCCGAGCAAACAATCGGTACTGCAAACAGCCGCAACATTGTGAAGGACAAGGTTCAGGTGACTCTTAAGGAGTACACCGGCCCTGCTGACCCTAGTGATCCAACTCAGCCAAGCACTTTCAAAATTGCTCGCGAGACTCTGATCACTGCCCAGCGTCTTTTGCTGGATACCGGCAGCCTCACAACTTTCCACCAATCCATTGGTAGCCTGACTTTGCTCGACGACTATCGTCGTTGGCGTGATCGGGTGTTCATCAATGAACTCCTTAAAGCAGTATCAAAGGGTCAGTCTTCTGACACCCAAGGTGGTTACTACTTCCCTGGCGATCTAGCCACTGGAAGTCTCACCTATACCAACGCCGAACAAGCCAAATTCGACGTTAAGGACGACCTTCTGCGCGTGGTGAAGAGCCTGCGTAAGAGGAACACTCCTACCTTCCAAGATGGTTTCTATCGCTGTGTTTGCGATCCTACCTTCTTGATGCACCTACGTCAGAACAGTGACTTCCGTGAAGTTGCTCGTTACCCTGGCAACGGTCAAATCAACCCACTTATGTCCGGCATGCAGCCTAACGCTGCTCTGTACATGGGTCAGGGCTTCGGTCAAGCTACTTTCGTGGCTGGCGAACCGATTATGCCCACGGGCTTTGTGTTTGAAGGTGTGCGCTTCTTCGAAAGCACCAACATGCCTACACAAACACAGGCTGCTACCATTGCATCCAGTTCACAGAGTTACAACTCTGCGATTGGTATCTTCTTTGGTCCGCAGTCCACTGGAGTTGGCATCGGCGGTAACAACGCCCAAGTGCTACTCAACAACAACGATGACTTCAGCCGTTTCATCATGATGATTTGGAGCCTGTACGCAGGTTTCGAACTTCTGAACGCTGACTTCGTCACCGTTGCCTACTCTTTCGACGCTTGAGGAGGTAACTAAAAATGGCGATCGCTACTAACCAGCTCTCAGTTTCCAAGATTTATCCTGGTAACTACACAAACGTTCTTCGTTACTGGCACGAAGAAAAAACCGTTCAGTATAACAATGCGAACGGTGTTTCCACCAACTTAACCAACCAACCCGTGGGTGGTCCTGTTGGTGTTGTATTCCGCCCTGGTTGGATTGCTCAGCAAGCAGTTGGTTATGTTGACCTGAGCTACCAAGCTCTTGGTACAAACAATCAACTTGAGTACTACACCCTACCTTATGGTTCGGGTCAAAACGCTGCTCAGCAACCCTTCCTCAACGCTAACGTTATCATTCCTTCTCCTGATTTCCATAAGGATATTCGGGCAGATATCACGAATGGCATTATCGTTCCTG